TCGTGTACCGCCCAAGGTCGTTCTTAAGCGACCTTATTTTTTTTATACCTTCAATTCTTTTAATACCATTTCGTTTTCTATATAGAAGAATATCTTCCCCCTACATTCTCGTCTTGCCTTGGTCAACGATTCGTAAAACTCTGGTTTGCTGGACGGGATCGAAAAAACAACAGCTTCACCTCCTTGTTTTACAAGTGCTTTTTTTGCGTATTTTACGATATTACCTGCACCCCCTGATACGCACTTTAAATCTGCCTTTAAGCCGTTTATTGTAATGTCATACGTTTGCCCCTTGGGACGATTCTCGCCACGTAAATATTTTATTCTATAGCCGTTGTCAGCGCAAACTTTGCACATACGCATTTCTTTTTCAAACTTTGCTCTTTCGTTTTTGCTCGCATGAGATTCTAATATACGTTTATGTTCTGTAACAACGAACCCGTTATTTCCATTTGAGAAATACGACTGCTCCCACACTGCTTTGTCAACGGACTTGTATTCTTTAAAAGCGAGTATACCTGGACTGTACTCTCTCCCTTGAAAGAATATGTTGTGTTGAGATTTAGGAATATTGTACCCTGCTGCCTCTAAGTAAGCGGGGTTATCCTTAAGGAAGTAAGGCATACTATTGGCGTTTGTGATTCTGTCGCTATTCTCTTTTACCCAATCCTTAAACGCTGATGGCATTTCCTCAACCTTTCCGCTGAACTTATAGCCTGATACGTTTCCCCCTGCCGCCATACGGTTAAAGTAGTCTTCCCTTTCCTCTTCACTTGCAAGTAAAGTAGTGGCGTAACATCTACAGAACGGATGCCACCCCGTAAACTTAAAACCTACGGGGAATTTTGCACCGTTAAAGTCATCGCAAATGTCATAGAATGGTTTGCCGTTAAGAGTGTGATTGTTGCTTAGGTGCACCTGAATACCCAAAACGAAAGGCAAGCTATTCCACCGTGTATAATCGCTCGTACGGTATGCAATATTATTTTCTGTAGCCGTCAACCTTAGCGCATTTTTGTAGCTTGAGCGGTATACACCTTGTCCAGGGTGATAGTCTGCTGCTGCTTTAGATAGTTTCAGGCTGCCATTCTTATCCCGCACACGCCTGAATAGTTTATGTGGGTTCTTAAGGTATTGCCGTACATCTTTGCTTAATTCAGCTGCACTCTTACCCTGCCCCACCCCGCTTGAAAGGGTCATTTCAAGTTCTTCCTTAAACTGTGAGATATTCCACACGCCTTTAGTGTTCTTTGCAGCTGCTGACTTTCCGTTGGAGAGGTTCATCCCACTGCGTGCCCTCTCCATGAACGCTTGCAAGGCTTCGAGGTGTGGGTGCTTCCATGCCTCAACGGTTTTCTTTGGTAGGTTATATTCAGCTATCAGCGTATCTACAAGGAAATCATTTTTTGTATTAGCAAGCGTCCACGCCTCTTTGTCGCCTTGTTCGATATTCAACTGTAGGGACTGTCCCATTTCCTGGATAAACCCGTCCACTGCCTTATCTAAGGCAGGGAAATCAGAAAAGCGGAAATCTTCACCCTCCTTTACGCTTGCTACTTTGCCTTGTGCAGCCTTGGCAACCTTTGTAATAGCCTGCTGAAAGACTTTATCTACTTTCTGTGCATGCTTCTGTAGGTTCTTGCGGTGCTGCTCGTCAAAAGTGCTTAACTTAAAGGTTAGCTTCTGCTCGTCAATTTCTTTGTTTTTGCTTTTCTTTTTTCCTGCCATAGTCGTTACTGTTTACATGAGTAGTTATGTGATCATGCGGTGGGCTCTTGCGTGAATGTGTCCGCAAAGTCTGATTCTTCGTTCTGTATGCGTTCAAGTTCCGCATCTACATCGTCTTCAGATACCACGCCTAAACGACTGATACCCGTGCGTTGACTCATTACTGCTCTGCCTCCCGTTGCATCGGATATATCCTTAACCTGCTGAGAGAAGTCATTGATTTGGTAAGCGGTAATCTCGTTATCTACACCCATGGTGCGGAACGCCTCTGCAAGTTCAGGATACATAATTGCCCCAAATTCACGTATCACGTTCACTTCTCTATCGAAGAACTCGATCCAGTCGCCACTCTCGTCCGTTACTTTCATTTGACAGTCAATAAAAAGCATTTTGCGTGCTTCACCACTCATCGGCGTGCTCTTCATTTGCTCCATACTCATATCGGGCAACTGTAGGGTTGTATGAATATTACGCCTTAGTTCCTCGGTTTGGAATTTCAGGGAGTCAATAGCCTGCTGCCACGTTGCATAACCTGCTTTGTCGTCCTTTCCGTAACGTAATACATTACGTCCTGCGTTGTCGTCTGCGGGCTCTCTGTCCTTTCTGATGGGTGATGGGTTGTCAGAACATATAACCCACGTTGGACGGCTATTCTTGCGCAAATAATTGCCGTTACGTGACATGTTCCATTCCAATTCGTATCCGTTCTGTGCCTGATCCTCCCAAATAGGCTCGGGACGGCTCATATACACGCCCGTAATCTTAGATATAGGCATTTGCTCGGGGTCTGAGGCGACTTCCCATCCTTTGCCTATATTCTGCCACCTCCAATGATACGAATTGGTGTACGTGTCAAAGAAATAAAGCGTCTTATCTCCTACCACACGCTTGTACTCAATGGATAAAGCGATCATGTCATCGTATTCGTCAAATAGTGGATAAAGCATATCCCCGTCCATTGGACTGAATGTGCGACATCTTAGCTTCAGGTTAGTGCTCTCCCCTGCGTATGTCGTTGAGGCTTCCTGGGTGTACCATATCGTTGCAATCTCACACGAGGCAAATAGTTTGTGTCCTCGCTTGATATTCATTCCGTTGATGTGGTTCTTCTTGAATATAGCCTCCATGATTGCCGCTGCTCGCTTCTCCTGCTCGTTCTGCGTGGTGTATTTGCGTCTTACGGGGATAGTGAACATCAACTCTTTCATGCGCTTTACTGCCTGCTTTTCAATGGAATACGTGATACGTGTCATGCGTTCCGTCTTTCCGCTCTTGACCTTGTCTATGTAGCCACGGTCTGTGTATACGGGGTGCTTTTTGGGGTTGTACTCCTTTTCAAGGTCGCCCCATGACGGAACATCAATACTTTTCTGCTTGAGGTCAGCGATAATATCATCGGGCAATCTGTCGTCCCTGATGATGTCTGCAATAGTCGTTGTGCCGTTTGTCTTTAGTGGAATGGGCATAAATAAATCTCCTATTTAGTTTAGTTTTATGTTGTGTTGTGTCGTGTTGTACTGTCTGTCGTTTAATATATTTCGTCCTCTATGGCTTCAATGTCTTCTTTGGTGTACTGTGTCGCTCCCTTTCTGAAGTTCTCCACGATGCCCGTTGTAGCGTCTGGGGCATCGTCATGCTCGTTGCGCCCCTCCTTTCGGTACGCACTCATAGCGGAGTAATACTGTGGGTATAGTGTTTCCCACCCTGCGGGGAAGTATACAAGGTTCTGTACCTCTGCTGAATGGGTAAAGATGCGGACGGCTTTATTCTGTGTCTGTGTGAAGTCGGTAAAAAACATTCTGTTGTTTCCCAACTCTCGCACCAATCGTTCCACATTGCGCCTGAAGCCTCGTCCTCCGTTGTTGCTCTCAATAAGTACCTGCTGCGTGTTGTTCCTGATGAGTAGTCGAGCCGTCTCGGGCTCGGTGTACTCCATGCTTTTGTTTGTGAATAGTACATCCGTGACAAAGCACCCTTGTTCAAACTCATCGTAGCATATAGCACACAGAAAGTCGGATCCCGTATCAGCAGTATCAATGTAACAACGCTTCGTTGGGAGGTGAGCCTCAATAGGTAGCGTCTCGTACGTCCTGAAGTGTTCATACATCAAACCCTCCAGGGGCTTAGGGTTCTGCATGTACTGTGTGTCGAAAACAAAAGAATTGATGAGTTTCAGTTTGTGAAGCTCATCAAGGGTAAATTTAAAGTCCCAAAGCGAATGAGGCTGCCCCTCATCGTCTGTGTAGATACATGGTAGGCTTACCACCTCCCATTCTTCTGGTTCGTTGCTTGTCAAATAGCCGCAAAGGTCGTTTTCATGCAAACGCTGCATGATAATTATTATCGGGGTGTTGCGACTGTTGACACGGTTACGGATGGTCGTCTCAAAACGCCTATTCACTCGCTCTCTCATTATGTCACTTAGTGCGTCCTCGGGTTTGATAGGGTCGTCTATAACGATAGCCCCTGCAAACTTATACGGTTCATTGGGTACATCCACTGCACCTGCACCAAAACCCGTTATCTGCCCAAGCGTTGAAGTGGCATACACGCCCCCGCCTTGCTCCGTTTCCCATCTGTTTTTTGTGTCGCTGCCATCCTTAATGCGTGTATTGAATATCTGCTGATACGCTTCACTCTTTACTATGTCCTTTATCGCCACAGAATTATCCATGGCAAGGTTACCCGAATAGGACAAATGAATAAATTTTGCAGCGGGGTTAATAGCGAGCCCCTCGGCAATGAACTGCTTAACGGCTAACTCTGTTTTTCCGAAACGTGGCGCAATGTTTATAATCAGTCTTCGAGTTTCCCCACGCAGCACTTTATCGAGGGCTTCACATACTCTTTTGTGATGCTCCCCGACAACAAACTTCTTCTTCTGCATTGCCTTGAAGAAGTATCGTGTGAAGTTTAACGTGCTCTTTGTCGTCCAGGCACGTAGTATATCCTGCTGCGTATACTCCATGTAAGGCTTAACAATCGCTTTCTAGTTCGTTAATAAAGTCCTTAGCCTGCTCTTGCGTCATAGGCTGCTGAAGTAGCGGTGCTCCGTCTGCTCCCGTGACTTCAATCTGCTGCTTAACCTGCCCGTACTGTCTTTCCCTTAGCTTCTGCACGGTGTCCGTCTTGCCGTTCTTCATGTCGGTAATGATTGCCATACAGAGGTTTTTCAGGTAGGCGGGTGATCCGTCCGATTTAGCTAATACTTGCAAGTCTGCGAGTCCTACCTCCAGGACTTTTTTCTCAATGGTGTTTATTTCCGCCATTGTCAGACCCTCGGTCTTCTTCAATTTGTTCTTATTGAGTATCGTCTTAAGAAACGCTTTTACTCGGTTCTTGCTTGCCCCCTTAGGGTTGCCACTCTGTCCCTTTTTCCATTTGTGGTTCTCAATGTTAGCAAGCTGCGAGGCGGTCATGTATTCTTTTCCTCTTGGCATGGGTTATTTCTCCTTTTTGCTTTTATCAGTGTTTGTGTTTGTATTTGTTTTCGTGTTGTCCTTGGCGTTGCCAGCCTTGTTCTCGTGGATGTTACGCATAAGAAAGGCTTTCATGCCCGTTAACTCCTCCCAACGCTTAATAATAACATCGACATATATCGGCTCGTACTCCACCATGCGACATTTGCGCCCTAACTGCTCGGACGCTATAAGCGTTGTTCCACTTCCTCCGAATAAGTCGAGTACAATGTCTTTGCGCCTGCTGCTATTTGCTATCAAACGCCCCATTAACGGTATAGGCTTCATTGTCGGATGGTCTGCACTTCGTTGAGGCTTGTCACAATCGATAACCGTGGATGGTAGTTCTTGCCTTAAGAATATCTTCTCAAGCAAATCTTTCATTTCCTGCTTGCTCATGTTCTCGAGGTCTTTTTTGTCCTCTATCACTGTGAGCAGGTTGCGCTTGTCTACGAAGTAATGTGCTGCACCGTCTTTCCACCCGTATAGGCATGGTTCGTGCTTCATCTGATAATCAAGCCGACCTAACACCAAATTATTTTTGTTCCAAATAAGTTGCTGCTTAACGTTCAGTTGGCTACTCGTTAAAGACTTCCAAACCTCTGTGAAGTGATTATCGGCGAACCAAACGTAAAACGCTGCACCCGCCCGCATGACAGAATTTGCACTTTTAAAGGCTGCCATCAAAAAGGAAACAAAGGCTTCTTCATCCATTTTGTCCGAAACAATGTCCCGTTGTATCCGTTTTCCTCCGTCTGCTCTATTTAACGCCTCGTTCTTCTCCGAATAGTCCACGTTATACGGTGGATCTGTAACAAGCAAGTCCGCCATATCACCATCCATGAGAGCATTAATATACTCCTGCTTGGTACTGTCGCCACATATAAGGCGGTGTTCTCCCAATCTGTAGATATCACCGTCTTTTGCCTGAGCGATTTTAGGAATGTTGCCCGCCACATCAAAGTTATCTTCTTCTGCGTCCTCGGCTTCCTCCAGGTGCGGATCGTCAATATCGGGTATGTCAATAGCTGCACTGCTGATGTCCTCTATTGACCAATCAGAAAGAAGTGCATCAAAATCCGTTTCTCCAAACGCTGCGTTGTCCTTTAGAATGATACGCCGTGCTTTATCCACGGGGAAGTCAGATGGAAGTATCTTGGTCGGTGCTTCCTTGTATCCGAGTTCTTTCATCGCACGAAAGCGCATGTTACCACCGATGATAATGTATCCCGTCTTCTCGTCTCCACTGTCCATGACAATAAGTTCACGCAAGGAGAGCATTTCGGGATCATCCTTTATGCTCTGTAGAAGTTTCTCATATTTCCCCTCTCGAATAAAACGGGGGTTCTTGGGGATACCCTTGCTTATAAGTTGACCCGTATTGGGGTGTATCTTACTAAGTGGAAGTTGCAACGTTTTAATTTCCATACAAAAACTTTAGTGATTAATCAGTGCAAATATAGGCAAAAGTGATTGTATTTCAAACACTTTCACCAAAAATTTTAACTTTCGTTGCCGCTTTTTCGTTTCTCGTTGCCCTTACTTTTTGCCCCCTAACATGCACCCTGATGGGGAATCCTGCTTTGTCCCATGCAAGTAAAGCGGCGTCCCGTCCCTCCTGGTTCTGTCTGCCTAAGGTTTGCGCCGTCACTTCCTCGAGCTCCTCCCGTGTAATCTTTCTGTTACTTCCACTCCAACACTTAGGAAGCGGTCGCTTGAACTCATAAGGGATGTTGTAGTATTCCATCATTTCGCCTAAAAGCCTGCTTGTCTGTTCATTGCGTCCTTGGTCAACGCCTTTTGCTGCTGAAGCTGCGCGCCCATCCCAACGCTGAAGATGCCAATTACCTTTGTTCATCCACCCTGCTTCAATGATGACTTTAAAGCCCTCTTTGTTGCTTAAGGTAAAAAGTGCGTATTGCTTTTTGATGTATTCCAACGTGTGGGCAAAACTAAGCTGCTGAATGGTTAATTTTCTTGTTTCTGTGTCTAACAGTGCGACTCCGTTTTTATCTGTGTCGGGGTCTATTCCGATGTAAAATGCGCTCATAATCGTTTCTTTTCGTTTTCATATTGGTTAAAAGTGATATTTTTGTTTCCCTGCCTTTGGGGTATTCAGTAGTTGGGGTGTTCAGTTGGGGTGTTATCCCCTCCTCTCCCTTTCCTCTATAACTCCTATCCCTCTCCTCCCCCTTCCTATAAGGTTTCCCCCTCCTCGTTATTTTTCACCATCAAGGAGTAACAAGGAGGGGTTGTTCCATTTCCTGCACTATTGTGGTATTTATGCTCAACGTACGCTTTCTGTTTCGTACAGAACAATCCGTTAATGCAGTTAATGGTATGCGTGCAACCTCTGCATATACTTTTTGCAGTTTCCTTTTTCATCTTAATCGATGTATGGTCGTGGGTTCACAATGGACTTCTTAATCTGCTGCCCGTATTCGGGATGTATAGCCGTCTTATCCAACATACATGAGAGGATCTCCACTTCTCGGTTATCCTCTTTGTTCGCCACTCGGTTATGGATCTTGAAGCTTGTTTCAATGGCTAATTTCTCATCAAAGGCGGAGATTGCCTCATCTGTGATAAGAATATCCGTAACCTTTCCCGTATTCTTGTCGTGTGTGGCTACGCAAAAAGCCTTATTGAAGATATACGCTTTAGGTTCAAACATTCCTATAGCTGCAAGGTATACGGGTGATTGCTGAATCTTATCAATCATGTAACCTGCCTTGTCAGGTGTGGTATGTGGTGTCTTTACTCGTGTCATTTTTTGCCTCCTACTTTTTTGTTTTGGTTATTGTTATTGTTTGTTTTACTTTTTTCTTTGCCCTCCTTGGCGTTCACCTTGCCTTTGCTTAGTTCTGCTTCAGAGAAAGCCTTTACGGGGATAGCATTAACCTCCTGCACTGCTCTGTGTTCGGTCTGATAGATGATAAACGCTTCCTTTGGGCTTTCTTTTAAAAGTTGCTTTGCGATCCTCTCGGCTCCCGTGAGGGTCTTTACGTGGTCTTTAACAACGAGGCTTGTTTCGTCCTCCATGATACGGGCAATGCTATAATCTGTCTTCTCACTTTTCACTTCTGACAGTTCAGCAGAATGCATCCTTATCAGTTCACGCCCCGTATCAACATAAAGGTCACCTTTCGTTTTTGCTTTCGTCTTCTTCTCTTCTGAAGCAAGGGGAATCCGTGCAGGTTTTCCTGGCTCCCACTCTTGGGGTATTCTGAACCAATGGTAAAGTTTAGGGTATAGGCTCCCAAAGTCCCGCATGTATTCTCTGTCCGCCTGCTTGCCTTCGTCACCCCTGCTTATCGTATTCCACATTATGTTGCTATAGTTCGTGCTTGCTGCGTTTAGTGCGGTGATGGCGGGTTGAACTCCTTTTATGATCAGCCCGTAATTTTTCATGAGATCTTCTATTTCTGAAGACATCATCCGCCCCACGCTGCTTAGAATATGGAAAGATGATAGTAAGCTGCTGATGCGTTCTATCACACCCGCTTTGTCTGCTATCTCGAGGTTTGATTGTGGTTTCCAATCTTCTTCAGGGTGGTCTTTGACATATTGAAGTAGAAACTCTTTGCTTCCTGGAGGAAGATTCAAAGAGGCGGGAACCATGAAACCAGGAAGTAACTCCCGTGGTTGGGTCTTCAGTAGTTCCGCTTCTTTCCTTTGAGCCCTCGTTAAGCCTCCGTTACGCCTTTTCTTCTTTCCCATCTGATACCTCCTTTCCGTCTTCAACCTTGGCAATGCCTGCCTTGTCATATCTTGCTCCTAAGGCAACGGCTACTGATGCACACTTCAGGGTTAATTGTTTCCACTTCTTAGTGTCCCCTTTGCATGTGTCTATATAATCTTTTGAAACTTGGCAGATGACTGCTGCCATATTCATATCATGATACATTGCAGTAAAAAACAAGTCTGCAAGATTCACCGTGCTACCTCTCCACTCGCATAGGCATCTCCCGTCATCATATGTTACCACTCTGAATGAAGCCAATGCTTTGCTTTCTTCATTCTTTACTGCTGCTGCTTTCTTAAGTTCTGTTTCGTTTCGTCTTTTCATTTGTCTTCTTCTCTTTTGATTAATAATATTGGAAT